CTTTTCTTCATCATCTTTTCTTTGTTGTGAATGTTCCGATTCAAGTTCCCAACGTTTTAGACTTTCATCATGTTCTTTTTGCATCAAATTAAACATCTTTGCAAGAATATCTGCACTAGAATCACCAATACGTAATTTAGTTGCACGACCAGGACCAACTTTGGTATAGTTTGGATTTTTATTACGTTTTTGTTTGTCGAGATAATATCTAATCGTACTAGATTTCCTACCAAATAATCTACCAACAATAGCAGTAGTCAACGGTGAGTTAAGCATATTAACCCAATTCAATGGGTCAAATTTCTCTTGCAACTTAGTTGCTCTAGCTTTAAATTTAGAACCGATAGCAGTTTTATATGAACCAACAATACTACCTCCATTGGCAATATTTTGAATTGTTAATTCTTTAACACTTCTACCTCTGACTCTTCGTGCTGTTTCGTAATCCATTATTGTAATCCAAATTGTTTAACTATGTGAGCAGGTATCTCTTTGTTTGCTTGCCAGTTTCTAGCTTCAACATCTTGTATACCTTGTTTCACATCTTCAGTTTTATAGATATTGTACAAATCTTGTTTGATAATTGTGACTTTAGGTTTTCTCGGTTGACCTTTTGCATCTTGCATCGCTTTAACTTTAACATCAGCATCTGCAAGTGGTGCTGTTTTTGGTACTAATTGTAGTTTAGTTGGTGTTTCAGGTTTTACGGCATTTGTTTCTGGTGCTTGAATGTCAGTAGTTTTTGACTCTATCTCAGGCTGTGCCATAGGCTTAGGTGTTTGTAAATGGTAATGTCCAGTCGGATTAGCACCACTTTTATCTGGTGGCTCATATATAACTTTTGTACCTGGTACTGTGCTTTGAAGTTCTGATTGAAGTTTCATTGCACCTTCACTTGTTAATTTTTCCGATGGTATGTTAATATCAGCACCAAATCCACCTGGGTGCGGATGACTCATATCTTGATGTAATATATCTTGATGGTATTTGTCATTTAGTGCATTGATTTTTACATCAGGATGCATTTCTTTGATTTTATTCATCACGGCAAGTAATTCTGGTGTTGATCCACCACCTGCAACTGCTTCTGGTGATTTTAAATTATCTACAAGATTGCCAAAATCTGTTTTGAGTTTACTAAATTTTGGTACTTTTTGTTCCATTGATTTAAGTAACTCACCTAAATCAGGAAATTTAAAGTCACTTACATTTTTCTTAAAACCCGCAAATGCTTTATCCATGCCAAATAAACCTAATCCCGCTAAACTAGCAAAAGCGGCATACTTAAGCCATGAATAGTTTTCAACATACTTTTGTTTTTTCTTTTTAGGTTGTTGATGACCTAATGCTTCAAGTAGTTTTTTGTTTCTATTATTCTTATGTTCATCTTCTAATTTTAACATTTTATCGCTTTCGAGTTGCGATTTTCTTTTCTTATCATAATTCTCGTTCATCATGTTTAACATTTTGGCAAGAATGTCGGCTTCCGAATCACCTTTTTTCAACTTTAAATGTGTGTTGGGTGCAACTTTAGATATTTGTGGGTCTTTTTTAGGGCTAGAAATCTCTTCTTCTTCATTTTCTTGCATATTATCATCAGTCTTACCTTTTAATTTAGAGTTGCCGGTCATTGCTTTTGCAACTCTTTGAGGTTCAAATTTTTGTTGAACGTTTTCAACATACTCATTCATTACCGGTGATTCTTTTTGTCCCTTACGAATACCCAAGCCAATTTCAACAGACCTTTTTTGTTCGGGTGTGAGAGTCTCTAAGTTACTATAGAGAACTTCTAATTCACCCCCACCAAATAGTTTGTTGAATATTTCTTTTTCCATTTATTACTTCTTAGCCCTTTGTTTTGCTTTCTCGTTTTCTTCTTCAATATATTGCATCAACAAAGTGATATAGATGTCTCTTTCCCAAGGTATCATTGTTTCAAGTTCGGTTAAACTATATTTGTGGTGTTGCAAAAGGGAAAAATTTGTCATATAGTAGTTTTTTAAACTATCATAACCGAACATTATCCGAAAAAATTCTCTAGCCCTTCTACATCCATTGAATGATCAAAACCACATTTACTACATTTCATATCAACATGTTGTCTAATTCTTGGTAAATTTGAAAAGAAGTCTTCTAGTTTACTGAATTGTTCTTGACTCAAAGATTCTACAAATTCTGTAAGTTCTTCTTTTGTGCTATCAACCGCATAAAAGTATTGTTGCCCATCAAAGATGTATTCAATAGATTCAATCATAATATCAAATGCAACGTCTACCGCAGAATCTTTCTGTGCAAGTTTAGTTAGAATTGAGAACTTTGGGTATTTCAATTTAATTGACATGGTATCTGTCAACTGTATTACATCTGGTTGATCCGGCATCTCAACATTGACTTCGAGCAAGTTGAGTTTGATTTCCATCTTGTTACCACATTGACTTTCCCCAACTGTATTTGTACAGATATATTTGTTCTCTACAATCTCACCGACTGACCTTGCTCTTAAGTTTATGAAATAATACTCAATATCAGTAACCGGTAAGTCTTCAATGTCTAAATCTTTTGTTAAAGTACAATTCACTAATACTTGTCGAACATTACGCTCTAAAGTTTCTTTTTCATCGGCTTCTAAAGCCATCATTAAGTTTCTTTGTTCTTTTACTAAAAAAGGTCTGAACAAAACTTCTTTTTTACTTACCGGTAAAACCAACGTATACGTTGGTGTATCAATTTTAGGCAATGCCATAATAATCTCCAATCAATTTAAAATGTTAATAGTGCTTGTTTTGCTGTTTGTCCTATTGACTTCAGGCTTATTGGGCTTGAAGTAGTGTTTGTCCAATATGTATATGCAAAATCTACAGAAACTCTATGAAAGTCTTCTGAATTCCATGCTAGATCCATTTGATTGACTGTCGTAGGAAACGCATCAATCAATTTTACCTGATATGTTTTATTACCAGACATATCATATTGTGTAATTAAAATATCTACCACATAACTTGATTTGTAGTTGAAATTGAAATCTGTAGATGGGTTTACTAAATCCATCCATGCATCAAAGAAAACTTTCTCACCCATGTTACCGTTAACGATAAAATCTAATACGACATCGTTATAAGAAGTATGATACGGAAACTTTTCTACCGGTGCAGAACCGATTTTCTTATCCATCATGGCAATGTTTCTGCCTGGTAACATTGCATTGTCGCAACGAAACGTTAATTGTCTACCGGTACTAGCATAACTTGCAAGTGCAAGAGGTACTGGTATTGTCACATCAAACATAAACTTTCTGGCTACGTCTGAGCCAAAAGTGCTAATGAAATTACTGATTGGTGACGGCATTTATGAGTTCCTTATCTCGTTTAATGAATCGTGCCACACTTCTTTTGCCGTGGCTTTCTTAAATTGTTGTACTGGTAATGCTAAAGCGACATCCCATTCTTCTGGTTGTACCGCCAAAATCCTTGAACGAGTATGTTCGTACAGGTATCGTTTTAAACAGGGTCTAAACTCTTTCAGAGTGCGTGTGGCGTTGAGTATGTCATAAGTGACGGTCAAACGCTTAATCTCTTCCTCCTCGTTTTTAACGGCTCCATGACGTACCAGTTTTGACATCAATGCCACTCTATAATTAAACGGCAAGTAATGCATGTTTAAACCTAAGAAACCATCGTTATACTTTTCAAGCATTAATACCAGTGGAAACTTATCGTAGTACGGCAACTCTTCTTTCATCTTAGGATCATAGTAGAAGAAGTACATCGCACCTTTTCTAACTGTTTTGGTATTCCTAGAATCTTCTTTTCTAATTGCGGCCGGTATTAATGTAGGATTACGCAATTCGGTAATCTTATGTCCGAGCCATTTCAAAGAATCTTGGGACATTGATTTATGTCCAAGAGCCTTTCTTTCGTTTGAGAGTATTGTTAGTTTTGATGCCATCTATTATTTAGACAGGCCTAAGTCATCTTCGGTAAGTACTTTGAACTCCCAACCACGGTCTAAACAGTACTCTGTAGCGGCTTTCCATTTGTTTTGATTGACACCATAAGTATATACTTCATTAACATACTTCTTAGTGATTCGCTGTTGTTTCTTAGGTTCCATAGTCTGAACCTTCGGTTTAATCTCTATTAAATAAGACTTAATAGTGCCGTCCTTTGTTTTCATTTGAGCATAGAAATCAACAAAGTATCGTCTAGGTCTGCCATCAGATGGGTCACGATACGGTATCACAATCTCTTCACTTGCCCAAGATACTACGGCATCGGTCTCATCGAGCCATTTCATATATCGGTATTCCCAAGTAGAACGCCATCTGATGTTTTTGTGGTCGCCACGATACTTTTGTGGGTTTCGTGGGACAAATTTTCCGCTATAAGCCATATTATTACCAATTATTGAATGTCCCGTTATTTATGATATAAATACCTCTAACAACTATTCTCTAGGCACATGTCATTTATTACCAATCCAGCCAAAAACGGGCTACAAGTACCATTTAAGCAACTTGCAGGCCCTCTAGCAAAACTTTTTAATAAAGAAGGTTCTGGCAATTTTGTTTATCCATCAGATTTAACAACAAATCCGGCAATGAGTCATGCCGTACAGTTTTCAATTTACGATTGGAACACACCTTTTGCAGAATCTATTAGTAATGCCCCATATACTGCAAGTGCGGCCGCTCAAACTGCTGTCGGTGCATATCAAGAAGCGGTAACAAAATTTAATGAGGCAAGAAGTGCGTATTCAAAAGAAGGTGGTTCGATACCAGCTAATCTTGAAGCATTACAAGCCGCTACAACTTCATTAGAAGCAAAATTAGTTAGTGCCGCTCCTGCACTTTTCAGTTTATTTCAATCTAGTTATTCAGCAACAACATATAAGCCAAGAAAAAAATCAAACATACTTTCAAAAATATCTTTGTATTTACCGGATACATTAACTGCATCTTGGGATTCAAATTACAATTCGGTAAGTATGACTCAAGAACTTGGCAAACTTGGTTTTTTAGCGAGTGCGGCAGATTCTATTAAAAGTCTTTCTAAGAATGGTATTTCAAATATAACTGCATCAGATATTCTATCCGATCCTAATGCTAAATCTGCAATATCAACACTATTAGGTACGTTAGGTGGTAAATTAGGTGGTTCTGCCGATAATCAAACACAATTATTAGAACAAGCCCTAGGTCAGTTTGTTAATCCTCAAACTCAATTAATATATCAAGGTAGAGACTTCAGAAACTTTACGATGACCTTTATATTCACACCAAAAAGTTCTGCTGAGGCTGAGACTGTTCAAAATATTATTGACACATTCACATACTATTCTTCACCTGGTCTAATAAATGCTGGTTCAACAGATGCCGGTAGATACTTAACACCACCACAACTAATGTCTGTAAAAATGGTATTCACAGGACAAAATGGTATTACTGGTTCTGTTATCACTCAACTCAAAAGTGCATTAAATAATGCAGGATTAGGTTTCTTAAATTCAAATCATAGTCTAACTGATACAATTTCAAGCGGACAAAAAGCAAAGATTTTTGATATTAAAGAATGTGTAATCACAAACGTTGCGGTTGATTATGCACCTAACGGTTGGGCCGCATTTAGTGATGGTTATCCTGTTCAAACTACAATGACACTTAGTATGATGGAAACATCTATCTTTACAAAAGCAGACGTTAAGAATAGTAAAGTTAGTAAAAACTATCAAGATTATCAAGCCGCACTTGCAAAACAAGCGGCTGAAGACCAGCAACATTATCTTGGTGGAGGTTACGGCGCATGAAATACTTTAGTACTTTGCCGGCAACAGCAGTCTTAGACCAGAACAATAATATTATTGGTGCAGTAGATTTAACTGCAAGAGCATCATTAATACCAAAGTTATCTTTACAGCCTTTATTGTTCTATCAATATACAATACAAGAGCAAGATACACCGGAAAATATTGCATACAAATATTATAATGACCAGTACAGATACTGGATGATATTTTATGCAAATAATATTATGGATCCCAAAGGCGATTGGCCTATGAGCAATCGAGATTTTACAGCATATTTGAATGACAAGTATGGTACTTTAGCGGCGGCAAACAATCAAACCGTGACTGCATATTGTCAATCTACAATATATAGCTATCAAAAAGTTATAACTACATACGATAGTTCATCAACACAAACGTCAATTAAAACGGTAACTATTGATGCACCAACGTATGCAAATACTGCAATATCAAGTTCAACTGCAACGTTCCCAAGCGGTACTGTAACGTATACTGTTTCAAAAAATATCATATCAGTTTTAGATTATGAAAATCAACTGAATGAATCTAAAAGAAATATAAACATAATCAATAGTATATACGCAAACGATATTGAAAATCAATTTACTTCGTTAATGAATAGTTAAAATGGCAGACCAAATTTCGTCACTTAAAAGTGTCATAGATTTTGAGTTAGATTACATCAATCTATTGACTCCATCTTTAGCAAATCCTTTACCATTAAAGGAACAATTTAAAGAGTTAAATTATTATGAAGACATCTATAGTAGCACAATTTATGGTGAATTGGTATTGTTTGATGCAACGAATATTATCTCTAATTTGAGATTAAACGGTACAGAGTTTATCGAATTTAAATTAAGAAAACATAAAAACGATAATGTAGCAATCGAAAGAACGTTCAGGATTTATAAAATCGGTGAACGTATTATGGATGTTTCAAAGAATCAAGAATCATTCATTGTATATTTCTGCTCTGAAGAATTAATGTTATCTGAAAGATACAGAATATCAAAATCATTTAAGAATTCTCAAATAAGTGATATCGTAAACGATATATTTACCACATATCTTAAACTCACACCACAGTCGGTAACTTTAACAAGACCTAAGAACGCACAAACGAAACGTTTTTATATTGACCCAACACTAGGTCTGTATGATTTTATTCTGCCAAACAAAAAAATATTTGAGACCTTACATTGGTTAACATTGTATGCAAGACCGGCAACATTAAATCCTGGTGCAGATTATCTGTTCTTCGAGAACATTAATGGTTATAACTTTGTGTCATTGCAGTCTCTGTTTACAAAAGAACCATTCAAAACTTTCTATTACAATCCGCAGAACGTCTCAATTGAAATCTCTGCTCAAGCAGTTGCGGTAAATCATATGGAAGTGGTAAAGTTTTTTGATGTTTTAGAAGCGACATCACAAGGTATTTTTAATAATCGTTTGATAAGTATTGACCCATTGACACGAAATGTTAATGTAACAGATTTCTTTTATGACCAGTACTTTGCATTATCGCAAACATTAAACAAAGCACCGTTAACTACATCATTACAAAATCGTTGGGGTGATGTAATGTATCATTCACCTAATGATTCTAGAATGGAAGTCGGTGCTTTAAGGCTTGCCCCAACTAATTATAATGAGAAACAACTTTTCACTTCACCTGAAACTAATTCATCTGTCGCACATGACATACATATTGAACAATATATACCGAATAGAGTTGCTCAGTTAGGTCTTGCAAACTATATGAAAATTAAGATTATTATTCCTGGTGACAGTCAAATTTATGTTGGTATGGTTTTGAATTTCAAAACATATGATTTGACACCGACACAATTATCTACACCGAATAGTGAGGCAAAGAAATATGATTTATTCTATTCTGGTAAATATCTTGTTACTGGTGTAAGACACATAGTCGGTAAGACAGAATACAAAACAATAATTGAAATGGTAAAAGAAAGTTTTGGTACTAATGATAAACATTATTTGCCAGCACCACCAAATCCTTTAACGCAAGGCTTTCAGAATGCCGTGAACGGAATACAAAATGTCGAATCGTAATACTTTTTTTGGTTTCAATGGTTTTGTTTGGTGGGTTGGTGTCATCACTAACAATTCAGACCCATTAACAATAGGTAGATGTCAAGTTAGAATTTTTGGTTGGCATTCACCTTTACAAGAGATGCTTCCTGATTCGGATTTGCCTTGGGCACATCCATTACTACCTATAAATAATTCGACTTCATTTGAGACGCCTGATATAGGTGAATGGGTGATGGGTTTCTTTATGGACGGTGAGTCAGGACAATTTCCAATAATGATGGGTATTTTACCTAAAGCGACAACAGACGGTATCACACCGAATGAATAAGGAGTAATAAATGGCAGATTCAACAACACAAGGTTCTACAGGTTCGCAACCAGTTTCAGATTTACAAAAAGCAAGAGAGTTCTATGCGGCTCAACCTTTGTCACCTCTTGCAAATACAAATGCCTCCGCTACAAGTGTTCTACCGGCAGGTGTGAATCTTGAAGCTGTATCTGCACCAGCAACAGCAGGAACTAATCCATTTGATATTGCGGGTAATGCCACAGTCGTTGAGGTACCTAATGTATCAGCGACATCAGCAAGTAATAATACAAACCCAAATATTGCACAGAAAACAGGTACAAGCGGAACAACACCTGCTACTGCAACAGGTGTGACAAAAGGTACGCCAGTAGCAAACGCAAATTCAAAAACAGTTCACGTATGTGATATTTGTAATGGTATGGCGAGTACAATTGCACAAGCAAGGTCTGCAATTCTAAAAGCGTTGAAAGAACTTAGAACTGCAATTCTTAAAGCATTGGGCTTAGGTGATGTTGAGGCTCAAATTAAAGCGGCTAAGGCCGCCGCCGCTTGGGTTAAGAAAGTAATTAAAACAATACAAGATACAATTCAAACCATTCAAGCATACATAAAGTGGATTACAAATTTGATTGAGACACTTAAGAAGGCAATTGAAGATGCAATTAAGAACGGTCTTCAACATCTAGTGGATCAATTTAAACAATGTCTTGCTGAAGCAGAAGCATCAGCGGCAAAAGCAGTTTCCGCATCGAAAGCATAATAGGATTAAATTATGACAATACCTGATAGTTCATGGTCTGAACCGTTTTCAACGGCAAAACCACAGTACCCCTACAACAATGTAAAGCAGACTAGGGGTGGTCATCTATTTGAAATGGATGATACACCTGGTGCAGAAAGAATTCGTTTGCAACATGGAACGGCAAACAATTTTACAGAATGGCAAGCAGACGGCACAGGAATTACTAAGATTTTCGGTAATGGTTATCAAATTACAATGGCAAACAACAATGTCTACATAGGTGGACAATGTAATATTACCGTTGTAGGTCCTTCAGTCATGCACGTTCAAGGTGATTCCTATATACAAGTTGACGGTAATGTTAATCAGACTGTTGGTGGTGATATGATAACTCATGTTACCGGTAATGCTGAGATTATTGGTGAAGGTGATTTAGATATTTCAACAAATGGTGCGTTAACTCTTTCAGCAGACTCATTACTTTTAAATTCTGATTTGACTGTAAATGGTAGTGTAACAGCTCTAGGCGGTATTTCAGCAGTAAGTTCAATATCTTCTTCAACTGGTAGTATACTTGCACCTCTAGGTTCAGTTGCAGTCGGCCTTAAAGCATTGACACCTGCGGTTCTTGTACCAGGAAACATTTATGATGCAGGACCTTTAGCAACACCTGATACCTCAACACTTTCTGCATTAAGAACTTTCTACGATACACATACTCATATTGCAATTGGTTTAGGCTCACCAACAGCACCTCCAATACCATTAGACCCATCCGTTTAAACATAAATAGAAAATGGCAAGTACAATTATATACTCAGACTTAGACTTACGTTTCCTTCCCAACCCGGTGACGGGCGATATATCTATGAGTTATAATGAGCAGGCAGTCATTCGTTCTATCAAAAATATTCTTTATACTGCACCGTATGAAAGATTATTTGACCCAACAATCGGTAGCGGTCTACCAGCATTATTGTTTGAGCCAGTTTCACCACTTACCGCAAGTAGTATTGAGGATGAAATTATCAGACTCATTTCAAATTATGAGCCAAGAGCAACAATTTATCAGTTAAACGTTTCTGCAAATGCAGACCAAGATAGTTTTCAAGTCAGTCTTTCTGTTTTTATTGGTAATAATACGACACCGACTGCTATCAATCTAATACTTCAAAGGAATAGATAATGGCTGGAGCCAATTCTAACATTCAACTAACTGCTCTAGATTTTAACACAATCAAGCAGAACTTTATTACCTATCTACAAGGTCAGTCTCAGTTTAAAGATTACAACTTTGAAGGTTCTGCTATTGATACCCTATTAGATGTTTTTGCTTATAATACACAGTATAATGCTTTCTATCTTAATATGGTAGCTAATGAGATGTTCTTAGATTCTGCTGTGCAAAGACGTTCTGTCGTTTCACATGCAAAGTTATTAGACTATACACCCAAATCTGCAATATGTCCTGTTGCATTTGTCAATATGAGATTTACAGGAGTTACAACACCGACTGTAACTTTACCATCATTCTCAACGTTTTTGTCTGAACAAATCAATGGCGTTAATTATGTTTTTACAAATATTAATCCTGTAACAGCAACAACAAATTTAATTACTAATGTTTGTACATTTTCTAATGTTGCAATATATCAAGGTGTACTTGCATCTTACTCATTTACCGTAGATTCTACAAGTAACCCAACATATACATTTGAAATACCTGATAATGCTATTGATACCACAACATTGAAAGTTGTTGTTCAACAATCTTCATCAAATTCAGCAGTTCAAGTATATCAACCAGCATCAAATAGTTTATATTTAAATGGTTCTTCTACTGTTTATTTCATCAATGAAGCATTAACCGGCAACTATGAAATTTCTTTTGGTGACGGTATTCTTGGTAAACAATTGACAGATGGTAATATTATTACAGTTTCTTATTTGTCAACAGAAGGTTCTTCAGCGGCAGGTGCAAATAGTTTCTCATTAATGACTAACGTTGGTGGATTTAATGGTATTGTTACTGGTCGTTTACCGGCAACAAAAGGCTCGAACAAAGAATCAATTTCTTCTATTAAGTATCAAGCACCTAAAGCATATGCCGCTCAAGGTCGTGCAGTAACTAAAGACGATTACATCTCTGCTATTCAACAGAATACATTATTCGGTTTTGATGCTGTAAATGTTTGGGGTGGACAAGAAAATGATCCGCCAGTATATGGACAAGTATTTGTTTGCTTGAAGCCCTCAGGTGCATATACATTAACTCAAACACAAAAGACTGTTATTACCGACCAGATTTTAAAACCTATTTCAATGATGACTGTTGTTCCGGTAATCGTTGATCCTGATTACAATTACATTAAGATAACATCTAATGTTTTGTTTAATTCAACACAGACAACATATAGTGCATCACAAATGGGTTCTTTGGTATTCAATTCAATTAAGAATTTTGCCAACACAACATTAAACACATTCAATTCAACATTCTCTGGCTCCGATTTAATTGTAACAGTTCAAAATGCAAATCAAGCTATTTTAGGTAATGAAATTGCAATTCAGTTACAGAAAAAATTCTATCCTAGTTTAACTGGTTCTCAATCTTATAAATTTAACTTTGGTGTACCACTTCAAAGAGGTGTATTACTAAGTGGTGTTACAAGTTATCCTGGCATTCAATACACAGACCCAACAAACATTACAAATATAATTGATGGTGTTTATATTGATGAAATGCCAGAAGTGACATCAGGTATTCAATCCATTTCAATTATCAATCCTGGCTATTCATATCAGTATCAACCAACTGTCACAATCTATGGTGATGGTACAGGTGCAACTGCTGAGGCAATTCTTACAAATGGCTCTCTGAGTGCAATTAATGTGACTAATGCAGGTTCAGGTTATACTGCCGCTTCAATCGTAATCACACCCGCAATTAATGACACCTCAGGTACAAATGGTGCCGCTGTTGCTACATTAGAAGGTCAGTATGGCACATTACGTTTATACTATTATAACGGCAATAATGTCAAAACTATTTTAAACCCAAACATCGGTGTAATTGATTATATAAATGGTATCGTCACATTAAATGCATTTAATCCTGTAAATGTTGACAATGCTCTTGCTCAATTGTCTATTACAGTTAATCCTGCATCGACTATGTTCTCATCTACATACAATAGGATTATCACGGTTGATCCTAATGATCCGACTGCTATCACAGTTAATGTAACCGCAAAATAATGATACAAAGTAATCAGAAAACATCGTTATTCATACCATCGCAGTTACCTGAGTATCTATTAGATACTTCGGTATATGGGAATAACTTCGTAACGTTTTTACAAGCGTATTACGAATGGATGGAACTCGCTAATACTGCAAATGCTAATACAGTAACAGCAGACACTAACGGTACTCAAGGTGCTCTATATGCATCAAAGAGTCTATGGGATTATACAGATATCGACAATACTCTTGAAGGTTTTCAACAGTATTTCATTAATGATTTCTTACAATACTTTCCAGCAGAATCTTTAATATCACCTACGACTGCGGTAAAAATTGCAAGACAATTGTACCAGTCTAAAGGTACTCCTGCATCGTATCAATTTTTATTCAGAGTTTTGTTTGATTCAGACTTTGATTATTTCTATACAAAAGATGCCGTCCTTGCCGCATCTTCAGGTAAATGGTATGTACCTAAGAGTATTCTTTTAGAAACATCAGATACAAACTTTCTTGCCGCAGTCAACTATAAAGTATTTGGTTTAATATCAAAATCATTTGCTACGATTGAAAATGTTATTTTAGCTGACAATAAAATTGAAATTTTTATTTCTGATATTGAACGTTTGTTTCAATCAGGTGAATCAGTAACTATTGTAGATGCTTACAATCAACCGGTTTACTTTTTAAATGGTAAAGTGGTACCAGCAGGCACATCTGGTGCAGAAACTTTAACTGCTGTTATTCTTGGTCAGATTAGTCAAATCAATATCAACCCAACAGCGAGAGGTCTTGGTTATAACGTAGCAGACCCTGTGATTGTATATGGTGGTTTGAATTCTAACGTTGCAAACCCTATCGGTGCAATTGCTGAAGTCGCTTCAGTTACAACAGGTTCTATTCAAGATATTACTGTTGTAAACGGTGGTTATGGATATTCAACATTTCCACCAAGCGGTACATCATTGTATCCAGGTAATGCAGTTTCATTAATCTCTATTACTGGTCAGCAAACATCAGGCGCAAATGCCACAGTATTTTCTGTAGCATCTGGTGGTGAGGCGACAATAACTATACCTATTGATTCTATTGCAGTTTCTAATGGTTTTAGTATTGGTAACACATTAAGTTTCTTATCAGCAAACACAAGTGCAACTGCAAATGCAACACTTGCAAACGCACTAACATTCACGACAATACAAACTAACCCAATCGGCTCTGTTGTATTGAATAATGGTGGCGGTGGTATTAATTATGTTCCTGTAGCAACAGCACAGTCACAGTATGTTTCAAACGACACTACAAACAATATTTTTGGTAGTATCAGTTCTTTAGGTATTCTTGCACCTATTCAGATTGCAAATACAGGAACAGGATACAGTAATAATGACACAATCGTATTTACCGGTGGCTGCGGTTACGGTGCAAATGCAAGAATTCGTGTTAATGCAAATGGTAGTATCATAAACGTAATGTATCAAGCAGTTTCAGGTTTACCGTCTGGCGGCTTAGGATATATTGGTGGTGTTTTACCTAACGTTTCAATACAAACATCTACAGGTTCTAATGCTACTATATACGTACCTGGCACACTTGGTTCTGGTGCAACATTCTCATTAACATTGAATCAGATTGGTGCAGTAAGTTTAATTAATGTACTGCAAGGCGGTGAAGATTATACTGGAACACCGAATGTATCATTAGTCGTACAAGATATCGTAGTCTCAAATCTTATCCCTGCACTTCTACCAGTATCTGGTGAGACCTTGTATCAAGGTGCAAACGTAAACGTTGCATCATATATCGCAACTGTTAACTCTATTTCATTGCTACAGCAAAACGGAAACCCTAGACAATCTGTTTATAATTTAAGAGTCTTCAATTATACATCACAACCTAATCCAACATTACCATTATTAATTAAAAATACAAATATTAATATGGCAATGGTTAATACTGCTTACGGTGCTACTCAGTATACACAGTCAGTTTATAATCAATATGGTGTAAGAAACTATGGTGACGGTAACGCAAGAGCATCAACAAAATATTTAAACGGTCTTGTGATTGGACAAGGTCAATATCTAACATCATCAGGTCAACTAAGTTCTTATGATGTATTGCAGAGTAAAGACTATAATAATTTCACATATCAAATTACAGTTGAGAAAGCAATCTCTGATTATAGAAGTACTCTATTAAATCTATTGCACCCATCCGGTGTTAATTTAATTGGCAGATATGCGCTAAAATCTAACACAGTAGTTGATTATGATATCGAAGATACACTAGCAACACAAGAATATTTGAACAAGATTATAGGCACAAATAACGTACAAGGTACGATGAACGTTGCAGACAATCAGTATGTCGCATCTGCTAATATATACTATCACGGTTATAATTATCAAGCAAACGATATTCTGACAATCTCTGGCGGTACAAGTGTATACCCTGCACAAATTAAAGTCTTAAGTGTATACGGTTCAGCAAATGACATCGGTTCATTTGTGGTAAGTAATGTCGGTAACTATAGCGTATTCCCAACAAATCCAGTTTCAGTTACTGGTGGGGCAGGTTCGACTGCACAGTTTAATCTGGCACCAGATTATCTAAACTACTCTGCAAATACAATCTCTATTGGTTATTTACCAACTGGTAACTATATAAACTATTCTACGTTTGTAACTATGACAACCGCAAACAATTTCAATGTTGTTTCAGGTCTTGCTAATGTAAACTTTGCCGCTAATACAGTTACATTAACGGATAGTGTTTGGGTACGATTTGCGAATGTTGCTTATGGTACCGGTAACAGTAATTCAAGCATAATAAATATATCAAACGTATACACAGATGTATATAACATCATCAATGATGGTGTCTATTCAAACACTTCTTATCCGATAATTGATGTCATTCAAACGAATGATGTCTTAAGTAGTAATGGTTATTATATCGGTAAAGTTCAGTATGTTGATTATGCAAACAGTATCGTATATTTAACTTCAAACTCAGCATTGACGTTTACTTCAAACATTGCAGTTAAGAAGATTCCTGTTGCAAACGCAAATCAAATTCTACTAACAGGACCAATAGGTGTACAATACATACCATACATAATAACAGAAGACGGTTACCAATTGGTGACAGAAGACGGTCAAAATATTCTATTAGGATAATAAATGTCAACAGTAAAAATTACAGCATTACCATCACTATCAGCTTTTGCTGGTGCCAACACCGGCAACGCAACTTTTATTGGTGTTGATATATCGCAAGATAAAACAGTTCAATTCACAGGAACGACTCTTGCTCAACAATTGTATCTAAACAATTCTTTAGTTGTTGGTAATAATACTATTCAGTTACCAAATACTATTGCACAGTTCTCAGGCAATTCAAATAGTTATTTGCAAATTAATGCACAAAACTTTAATCCTAACGGGTCTATTGATGTCGTTTTAACTGCTGATGATGGTACTGATTTGGGCGGTTATATTGATTTGGGTCTGAATAATTCTCAATTTAATGCTAATGCCGTTGGTCAAACATCACAGTTTCCGCATGACGGTTATTTGATTGTCGATGGACCTGGTGCGAATTCTACAGGTAATCTTGTAATAGGTACTGCAAATCCTGGTACTAATGTTGTATTTGCAGTTGGTGGTTATCAGTCAAACAATATCGTTGCAGTTGTAGCCGCTAACGGTATTGTAATGAACACTAATACGTTTATTACTTTTGCAGATGGCACAAAAATAACAACAGCAAACGTAATTACAAATTTAAACACATATGCATACTCTGCTTATTCTGAAGCAAACGCCGCATGGACACTTGCAAATGCCGCTTTTGCTTTAGCTAATACAGATACCTCTGGTCTTGTTACTACGATTAATTTTGTAAATGCAATGGCTAATACGACAAACTTAGCGTACACACAAGCTAATAATGCCGCTTCGTTTGCTAATGCCGCTTTCACAGAAGCAAATACAACATATTCTTCATTAATTTCAGTCGCAACTTTTTTAAATTCAATTGCTAATACTGCTAATTTAGCATACACCGAAGCCAATTCCGCATCTGCATGGGCTAATGCTATCAATGCAACACAGAATACTAATATAACTGCCGCTTATGCCCAAGCAAACGTTGCAAACTCAATTGCAAATACAGCAGTTCAGAATACATCAACTATTCAAATAAACAATTTAAATGTATCAGGTAACGTAGTTTCATCAGGAAATATTAATGGTGCTTACATGTTTGGTAATCAAAGTTACATGACAGGTTCTGTTACTGCAACTACTATTATTGCAAACTCGTATACATACAGTTCAAATACAACAGCAACTGCAATTCAAACTGGTAGTAGAACAACTTTAGTGTATGCAAACGGAACTTCTGGTGTCATTGTAGGTTACAATGCAAGTGCATTACAACATCAAACAGGTTATGTATTTACTGTGTATAACAGCTCAGTTTTACATCCTTCTGATATTGTTATTGTTTCTGTTCAGAGTACAAACTGCCCAGTACTTCAAGTTTCTACAGCAAATACTAGAGCAGGAAGTTTTGATGTTGCAGTTTACAATGCTTCAAGTGCCGGTAACGATGCCGCATACACAATGAATCTTAACTTTGGTATTATTAGGGTCGGATCTTAAAGATAAATAGAATATGGCAAATCAAAATTTACTCACATACGCCGCTAGAATTGCATCAATCAATCAGGACTACTATAGTCCTGTTGCGGTTTTACCACCAGCGCATACAATACCATTACAATCAACTTATGCTTTCTTAGCAAACGTTGACCCATGGACAGACGATAACAATCCTCCGGCACCTACACAAGACCAGCAATCTATTAAGAAGGTCTTTAATAATATATTTGCCGTTAAAAAGGTAACTTCTGGTGATATTTGCCCTGTCGTTCAACGTATAGATTGGTCTGCAAACACAGTTTATAACTACTATCAAGATAATATTGATATGTTTGCCGTTGATTCTAATGGGTTTTTGCTGAATAATTTCTATGTGAGAAACAGTTACGACCAAGTCTTTAAGTGCCTGAGTAACAATAGCGTAGGTTCGACATCTACTGCGATGCCTTATTTTCAGCCAGGCCAATACAACACCTTCAATGTTTTTGAAGGCGCTGACGGCTATAAGTGGAAATATTTATACACAATTAATACTGGACTTAAGACAACCTTCATGGACGCATCATGGATGCCGGTACCATTAGGTTACAATACACCAAACCCAACACTATCTCAATCATCTTATGGTGTTGGCGGTATAGATGCTCTTGTCATTACAAATGGTGGTTTCGGCTATAATCCTACGACTAATCCAATAACGGTAACAATCACGGGTGACGGTACTGGTGCAACAGCAACAGTAAACGCACTTCAAGTTAACAATGTTGGCGCTATTACAGATATCACAATCACAAATCCTGGCTACAATTACACATACGCTAATGTGACAATCACATCTGGCTTGGGTACTTCTGCAACTGCTATTGCACCTGTTTCACCTGTCGGTGGCCATGGTTTCGATCCTGTTTCTGATTTGGGTGCGACTAATGTAATGTACTCTGTAGCATTTAACTCTGATGAAAGCGGTAATATTCCAACAAATATATCATATCATCAGATAGGTTTGATGGTTAACCCAACAACATACACGTTATCACCCAATCCTGCAACTGGTAGCATATATAATACAACAACATCAATTGTTGTAGCACCAGGACCTGGAACATTTGTAACAGACGAAATCATACAACAAATAGATTCATTCGGAAAAGTATTATTTTCTGCTAAGGTTGTTAGCTATAACGTTACAACCAATGTATTAAGTGTGATAAATACAAATGGTAATTACGTAACAAATCAAACAGTTCAAGGACTGACTTCAAAAGCAGTTAGAGTTTTGTTAACAGTTTCAAAACCAGATTTCGTTGCGTTCTCTGGTTACATCACATACATAGAAAATAGAAGTGCAGTACAACGTAGTGCTGACGGTATAGAACAATTCAAATTTGTACTAGGGTACTAAAGGAAAAAAATGCTGAATTTTAATGTCTCTCCATACTATGATGATTTTGACCCATCAAAGAACTACCATCGCATTTTATTTAAACCTGGTTATGCAGTTCAAGCACGAGAAGTAACACAAGCACAAACAATTTTACAGAATCAAATTTCTGATTTTGCATCTGCAATCTACTCAACAAACACACCGGTTTCAGGTGGGCAAGTTACAACAAACTTGCAATGTTATTATATTAAATTGAACACAACATACGGTTCAACAACAATTAAAGCATCAGACTTTTTAGGTAAAGTTATTACCGGTAACGATGCAAATACGGCAACAATTCAAGCAAAAGTTATTGCAACAGCAGAGGCTACAGGTACTGGCGGTGCCGCAGGTGATCCACCAACATTAGTTGTATCATACTTATCAGGACCACAGTTTGGTGATAATATGGTGTTGACAACAATTGACGGTTCAAATTTATTTGCGACTGTTCAAGCATCAACATCAACATCAATTTCAACAGGTCAGTCTTCTACAGCATCAGTTTCAAACGGTGTTTTCTATATCGTCAACGGCTATTCACAAGCGGCTGATGGAACAGAGTACTCAATCGGTAACTTTGTAAACGTTTCTCCACAAACAATCATTCTCGATAAGTATGATAATACACCATCTTATCGTGTCGGCCTTGAAATCACAGAACAAATTATTGATTACATCACAGATCCAGCATTATTAGATCCTGCTGTAGGTGCATCAAACTATCAAGCACCAGGTGCAGATAGATATCAAATAACTTTAACTCTAACAACATTACCATTGACTCTTGGTAGTGATAGTCAGTTCATTGAATTGTTAAGAATTGATAACGGTAGTGTCGTAAAACAGAATGATACTACTGTGTATTCAGCAATTGATGACTACTTCTCAAAACGAGATTTTGAAACAAATGGTGATTATGTTGTAGAAGATTTCAAACTTACACCGGTTGCAAATACAGTCAATTCGGCAAAATATGACTTGGGTATTAGTAAAGGTGTTGCGTATGTTCAGGGCTATCGTGTCGAGAATCAATCACAATTAACATTGACTTCAGATAGAGCATTAGCAACATCAAATATTGCTGGTAGCGAAACATTTATTGATTATGGTAATTATTTAAATGTGGCTGGTGTTAATGGCGACTTCAATGTAACAACATTGCCAAAAATCAATATTCATTGCGTTAATACGAATAATGTTGCTCAAGGACAAGGTAGCACAAAATACAACTCAACATTAGTTGGTACTGCTTTCTTAAGAAACTTACAGTTTCAACAGGCTAATGGCGGCTCAAACACAGGCTCTTATGTTTTTAATGCATCAATATCAGATATATTAGTAAACACTTTAGGTGCTTATGGTAATTCTTCACTATGTACATCAAACACGATTGGTGTTTTTGATACGACAGGTGAATTCTCAGGTGTTGCTAATGCCTATTATGGTGTAACATTGTCTGTTAATTCTGGTTCAAGTGTTGGTGATGTCAGAACAATTACCAATTATACAGTAAGCGGTAATAACAAATATTTTACAGTCAATCAACCATTCTCTGTTTTACCAGATGCATCATCAGCATTTACGTTGAATTTCAAGATTGGTGATGCCGATGCAATTGCTATTGCAAACGGTAGTTATTATCTAACTGCTGGTGCTAATGTTGATATTACCACCGGTAAAACTACCGGTCTATGGACAGGTCAAGCAATTCTTCAGAATCCTGGACAAACAGAGTTAATCTTTCCAATAGGTGCGCCATGGGTTCAAAACGTTTATAGTACTAGCTATACTACTACTAAGATTTTCCGCTCTGGCGTTCTTTCTGGTTCATCTGGTCAGTTAAATTTAAGTCTTGGAAGTACACCTTATAAATTCATTCAAGGTTCTGGTGTAGGTTTTGTTGAAAACAATTTTAACATTGTCAATACTTCATCAGGGGCTTTATTAGATTTCACAACATCAGGCAACACAGTTGTTGTTAGTTCTGATGGTGTGACGGCAAACATTTCTTCGTCATATTATGCTGGTAATACTGTTGATGTTATTGCAACTGTAAATGTATACAACGGTGACAGTACATCTATTACAAAAGTTAAAACGACTGTTACAGGTAATAATACAGGTGTTAGTTCAACCGGTGGTACTTCAGGTACTCAACTCAATACAAATACGTATGTCGATTTAAATAACGGTCAAGTCTTTATTTCTAAAGCAGGCGTTACAAATTCAAATTGCTTGTATATTTCCGATATTAGAAATATTGTTGCAATCTATGATACTAAAAACGTCAACTTAATTACACCTTCAGAAATAAATGCAGGAAATATAATTGGCAACCCTTTGTATGACGTTACAAATCATTTTACATTAGACAATGGTCAACGTGATACGTTCTATGATTTTGGTTATGTCAATCTAATTCCTGGTGCTCCTGGTATTATCGGTAACTTGATTGTTGTTTTGAACTACTACTCACATACCGGTGGTGACGGATTCTTTACTGGTAATTCATACCCACAATCTGATTATACAATCATACCATCTTACACTTCAAAGTCTAGCGGTATCACATATCAACTAAGAGATTCAGTTGACTTCAGACCTACAAGAGTTAATGCACAGACTTCTTACACTTGGAACTATACATCTAGCCCAACAATAAGCCAAAGTTCTGCTGGTGTTGCTATACCTAGAAACGGTAGTTACTTTAATAATTCTTATAATTTCTATCTTGGTAGAAAAGATAAACTTGTTCTTACAAAAGATAACAGCTTTAAGATTGTTGAAGGTGTACCATCAATTAATCCAAGACCACCAACAGAGCCAACAGGTTCTCTAGTTCTTGCAAATCTAACTTTAGATCCATATACTGCTATTGTTGGTAATCAAACTGTTAATGGTCAGTCAAATCTTTCAATACAGAAAGTTGTTCATAAACGTTGGGCTAAGAGTGATATCACGGACTTAGAAACAAGAATCAATAACTTAGAATATTATTCTGCACTAAGTCAACTTGAAGCAACTGCCGCCTCAACCCAAGTATCAGATAGTAATGGTATTTCAAGACCAAACTATGGTATTCTTGTTGATTCATTCACATCATTTGCTACAGCGGATACATACAATCCAGATTTTGCGGCAAACATCAATATTCGAACAAATCGTTTGTCTCCTGCCGCATTAGTTGATAACTATCAATTACAAAATCCTACAGTAATGGCCTCATTAGGTACATTAGCAAACACTTATGATTTTGCAATCTCTAGTATCTCTGGTACTGGAACAAACATCTTTACATTACCATATACTACAGCAAATCTTATTGTTCAACCTCTTGCAAGTAGTGCAGTATCAGTTAATCCTTTCAACGTTATTGTTGACAAAGGTGTTGCATCGTTGACACCACCTATTGACAATTGGGTTGATAATCAACAAGTTGTGCCAGTAGTTACACAGACACAAGCCACAGCAGTTAATCAACAGGCTTTTGGTAAAACCTTGACTAACATGGGCGACTTTGCATCAATTCCTGGTACTTCAAGTGTAACAATTACATCATTGAATTCTACTGGAAATACTGCAACATATGCAAGTCAATTAAGTACAACAACGTCTTCAATTAGCACACCAGCCGCATTGAATACTGTTAACGGATACTTGGTTAACGACACAATTTTACCATATATTAGACCACAACAAATTATTGTTGAAGCAAAAGGTCTGTTAGCAAACCAAAACGTACATTGCTGGTTTGATGGTATAAATGTTGACAAGTATATGATTGCCCCAAACACAATCGAATTGCAGAATGTACATGGTTCTTTCCAAGTAGATGACATTATAGGTTATTATCAATCTGGTTCACAATCATTCTATCCATCTGGTCGTGTTATGAACGTGTATAACTATCCAGGTACATCAAACACTAGATTGTATGTGTCAGACTTTATGAGACTTGCTAATAGAGCAAATTTAGCATCACCTCAGTTGTATAATGGTATGTTTGATGCTAATGGTGATTATATTGCCAACAGTTGGACCGCATATGGTACACCAGTAAATGCGTCCGTAATTTCTATGGCAACATCAGGTACAGTCTCTGGTGTTGGTGGTGCATACACGACAGCAGTAGGACCTACTTATAGCGGTAACTTATATAAAATGAACTATGGTGCACAGAACTTCTCAGATTTCTTAAACACAAATGGTGTTTGGGATGTAAGTAATGCCACTGGTTCATTAACAACATTTAATGCCACTTTCCCAATTTTCTTCCCAATAGGAACTGGAAACACATATGTAATGACTGCACAATGTAATGGTACTGCAACGGTTAGTGTTAACAATGCAACAATCGTAACATTATCAGCAGGAACATATGGACAAAATCAACAAACTAAAGTCACATTTAACCCAACACAGAACGTATTAAGTAACATTAGTATTTCTGCTACATGTTCAGATGGTGTGCCAAGTATTGCAGTTGTTGTTACAGACCCAACTACAAATACCGTAATTTGGAACGCAACACAACCTCAAGGTATGACATATGCCGGTTCTGGTCAACAAATTGCAATGCCATATGGCGGTATATTATTTACCGGTGCAACAAAAGTTAAATTAGATCCTACAATATCAAGTACACTTGATTTCACGGGTTCACAAATTAACTTCTTTACAAAAGAAGTTACTCAAACAGAGTCATTGACTACATGGACTCCTCCACCAGCCACACCATCTGGAAGTTCTGGTGGTTCAACATCAATTGCAGGTGCACCAGGAAGTTGGTTCATACAATTAGATACTGCAATTTGGGGAGCAAATTCACCATGGACTAAAGTTGATTCGGCAATTGTACATGCCGGAACAGCAGTTCTTGGTGCTGTTAGCAACGTAGTAAATACTGTTTCCCATGATGTCACTAACATTGTAAACAAAGTTTCATCATGGTTCTCTGATAGACGTTTGAAACGCTCTATTAAATATATCAAGAC